ATAACTTTCTTGTATCTTCCCATTGGCATCATCATTTTTTCGCTCCTTACCAATTTTTGCACGACCAATATCGTGCGGTGAACTTGTCTTTTGCGGTATCGCAGTTGTGTCTTGCTCGAAAATTCTTTCGTCTTGCCGGACTATCCTTCTTTATCTCCATATTAGGGTCTCCATACCGCACCATCTTTATTTCATTGCCCTTTTTGGCAAGTACGGCAAACTTCTTTGACTTACCAGGGGTGCGTTTTGGCTTGTTAAATCCAGCAAAGCTCTCGCCCCTGTACTTTA